ATCTTATTCTGGATACCGCGATCGCGATTGCGTCAAAGGCTTCGATGATAGGCAGGTTTGCACTGGGCGGTGAGGTGGTCGACACCGGCGCGGTCGTGGTCATCACGGCCGAGGACTCAAGAACCGCAGTGCATCGCCGCATCGATCAAATCCTGTCCGAGAAGGGGCGCGAGGCCATCCGCGAAAACTTCCACATGGTGCCGTTACCCGATGCCGGCGGCCAGGTCACGTTCGTTAAGCAGCACCTGGGCGAATACCAGATGACCGATCAATGGTTTTGGTTCTGCCAGGAGGTAAAGCGAATCCCGAACCTTAAGTTCATCGCACTGGACCCCCTGCAGACATTCGTCCAAGCCGACATCACCAGCGACCCTGCAGCTGCACAGATATGGTGGTCAGCGGTGTCAGCTTTATGCGCTGAAACTGGCGCCTGCGTCATGGCAGCTCACCATATGCGCAAAGGCAACGAAAAGATTGAGACGCTGTTCCAGGCGCGTGAACAGATACGCGGCACCACCGGCCTAGTAGATGGAGCGCGCTGGGTGTACGCGCTGTGGATGGCCACCAAAGAAGAGCGCGAGGCGGTTGCGCAGTCCCTAGGCGAAGACATAGGCCCGATGGGCATGATCAAGGGCGGCGTCTGTAAGTCCAACGAATTTGGCAGCGACAAAATCACGACGTATATCCGCGAGCAATCCGGGCTGTTGCGCGACCGTAGTGATGAGGTGAGTGAGTGCCTACTAAAGCGCAGCAAGCTCACACTTGAACAGGTGCATGAGATTTTCGCTGAGATTCACAGCCGGTGGGAAAGCAAGGAACCATTCAGTGGTCACCACAACGGCCGTGACCGGTATCTGGGCCGTTGGATGGCTGACAACTACGACCTTGATTACAGCGCGGCCCGGGAATATGTGAACCTGTGGATCAAGCGCCGAAACATCGTCAAAGACTCTCACCCGACCATGCACAACGCCTCTGGATTGCGGCGCCGTGAGGTGCCGGATTCGGTCGACTGAGATGAAGTTACTCCCCCTTTTACTCCCCCTTTTACTCCCATTACTCCCGCATTGGAGGGTCTGGGAGTGGAGTAACTATATAAACATAGTTACTCCCACTCCCACTCCCGGCCCTTGAGCGGTTACTCCCGGAGTTACTCCCGTGAAAGATAAGAGGGCAAAGGATGAATTGGGGCATAGATACCACTGCCTTGAGGTTGTGGATTACGCACCGAGCGAAGGCAAAGGGGCGATGTGGTTGTGTGCTTGTGATTGCGGAAACGAAGTGGTGATCCGCGCAGCTTCGCTGCGCCGTGGATACAACAAGGACTGTGGCTGCGGTGCATCAGGGCAAAAGAAGCTGCAGGATGCTTTGATCGATATTGGTGACCCACCATGCGACAAGGGGTGTATTTACCGCGATCGATGCGCAGCTGAAGAGTTAGCCTGCCAGCAGTTCCGAAGCTGGTTTTTGTGGGGAGGTGACATTGACCCACACCCTCAAACATACCGCCCGACCAAGGCAATGTTCGAGGCAATTTTTAATGACAAACAGTCGAAACAAAGGGGCAAACGGTGAACGGGAGGTGGCGAAGATTCTTCGCGATTATCTCGGGATCGACGTCCAGCGCAATTGGCAAGCCCAAGCCGCCGGAGGCGGCGCAGACATTCTGCTTCCGGGATGGGCACTGGAGATCAAAAGGGCTAAACGTCCTCTAATCGCGTCCTGGTGGGCGCAGGCGGCGCAACAGGGTGTTATCAGTGGTAGACAGCCACTATTGGTCTATCGGCTCGACAGGGGCAAATGGCGCGCTCTGATGAGCATGAAGGTATTAAGCCCTGATCTAACTTGCCATCACCAGGTCGAGATGGATTTTGAGTGCTGGTGCAACTTCTACCGAAATTGGGTCGCTGAACAAGATGATTACACTCGAATCCTTCAAACTTTTAAATCCTAAAGTCGCCAGGCTTGAGCGAGGCTCTGGAGGCACCCCGGAAATAACATTCCAGGAAGTCTCAGACTGTCTCGCTGCCATGAATTTACCAGCAGCTGCATGGGCCAGACTTAAGTACGCGCAGCAGGGAATGTTCTCCGCAAACGTCCTGGCTTACGTTGCTGAACGACTCATTCAAGACGGTGAATCTGAAGATGGGGTTCTCACTCAATACTGGCTGTCGATGGCTCAGTTGGCCGTCGTTTTTGATCTGTCAGAAAACCAGTTGACAAATCGTCGCAAAGCTAAAGCCATTGGGATTAAATGGTGGACAAAAAACAATGAGAAACATCTCTCAAAATGCCTATTTTTTGTGGATCAATTGGATTACGAAGTGAGAGCTTCAATCAGCGCCTGGAATCGAGGCGATCTGTAGGAGACATTTACCGCCTGATGTAGAATTAATATCCAACGGAGTCTATGCAAGGTCGCCATCTGGCGGCCTTTTTTGTTTCTGCATCCGAGCGAAACCCCACACATTCGCAGCTTTAGGCTCAATTAAGAAAGGTCGTTTACGGTCATGGCAGGTTCAAAAAAGGTCCAGAAAGACCCACGTTACAACTCTGTTCGAGAAGATGGGCAGTCGAGATTCAAGAAAGGGAATCCCGGCCGGCCAAAGGGCAGCAAAAACAAGTTGTCATTTCAGGCTGCAGATCGCATGGAGGATCTTGGACTTGATCCTCTACTCGGCTACGTCGAGCTGCTACAGAAGGCGAGAGCAGAAGGGAACCTGGCAGTTGAAGAGCGAGCGCTCTCTCGTTTGATGCAATTTCGATGGGCTGGCCTGCATCACTCAATGGTCACAAACGTCGACGAAGCAGACCTAGAAGTGAGCGTAACCAAATTTGAGATGCCGGATTCGATGGGAAAAACAGACACCGTAAACGACGAATCTTCGAGTTTGCAGGCCGAGTCTGAGCCTGATCTGCCAGCCAACGTACACGTCGCGCGGTTCAAGTCGTCCTGATCCTGCGCCAGGAATCAAAAACCTAGCAAAAACAATAGGCTAGGGGGGGTACCCCCCACTTGTTCCCCCCAGAATGCGCGCGTTGATGACAGATTAGGCAGGGTAGGGGGGGTTCGATTTGGCAGAAAAAAACGACCCCCACCCCCCGAAAATCGGGCGCGGCTCTCTCTGCGTGGGGAGTGACACAAAAATTTTTCAGAATCTCCGAGTTTGAATGCCAAAGATTGAGATCCCTTATAAATACAGCCCCCGTGGCTACCAGATCCCGATCTTCGCTGCCTTGGATAACGACTACAGGCGCGCTTGCCTGGTGTGGCATCGCCGCGCTGGTAAAGACCTAACGCTGTGGAACCTAACGATCAAAAAAGCGCTTGAGCGCAAAGGGACGTACTTCTACAGCCTACCCACATATAACCAAGCAAAGAAGGTTATCTGGTCAGGCATGAGCAACGAGGGTGTTCGGTTCCTCGACCACCTGCCGAAGGAGATCGTGCGCAGTCTGAACAACACTGAGATGCGCGTTACGCTAGGCAACGGCAGCATCATTCAGCTGGTCGGCACCGACAACATCGACAGCATCGTTGGTACAAACCCGGTCGGCGTCGTGTTCTCAGAATACAGCCTCCAGAACCCTAAAGCCTGGGAGCTGATCAGACCGATCCTGGCGCTCAACGACGGCTGGGCAGTTTTCAACTACACCCCGCGTGGCCGCAACCACGGATGGCGGCTGTTCACGATGGCTGAGAAGAACCCCGATTGGTACGTTCAAAAGCTGTCGGTCGAGGACACTGGCCTCCTGGATGAAGACGCTATTCAGCGTGAACGCGACGAGGGTATGCCCGAGGAGCTGATTCAGTCTGAGTATTTTTGCAGTTGGGATGCTGCACTGCCTGGCGCGTACTACCGCGACCAGCTCGACAAAGCGCGTGCCATGAACCGCATCACGACTGTCCCGCACCGCAGCGGTTTCCCGGTCTACACCGGTTGGGACATCGGTATCGGAGATTCAACGGCGATCGTGTTCTGCCAGGTCGTTGATCAACAGATCAACGTCATCGATTTTGAGCAGCACGCCGGTGAGGCGTTGCCGTTCTATGTAAACCTGATCAAAGAGAAGGGTTACACCTACGGCGAACACTTTGCGCCACATGACATCGCAGCGCGTGACTTCACGAGCGGCAAGACCCGCATCGAGATGGCGCGCGACCTGGGGCTGTTCTTTTCGGTGGTAAGAAAAGCACCGGTTGATGACGGCATCAACTGCGTTCGAGCGATGTTTAACCGATTCGTCTTCGATGAAGACCAGTGCGGTCATTTAATCGATTGTCTTGCGGCCTACCGTAAGGATTTTGACGAGAAGAATCAGACCTGGCGTCCAAAGCCGGTTCACGATTGGTCATCTCACGCAGCCGACGCCATGCGTACTTTTTGCATGGGCTGGGATGAGGTGGGAAGTATTCAACAGCACCGCCCAACACGGGTGGTTCGAGCGATAGGGTAAAAGGATGGCAGTAAAAACATTTGCGGCTTGGTCTGCAAGAGCGCGAGAAATAGGTATTAACGATTCCCGCGCCGCTTACCAAGGGTATCTCAACAATATCGGCGCAAAAGAACCTAGCGCCCCGGCGTCATCTGTAGCAGCAACCAATATACAACGTGCGGCATCATCTTCAAGCTCTTCGTCAGGAGGAAAAAAAGCCGCAAATAAAATTTATACCTCAGAGGGGAAAGAGTACACGCCGCAAGTGAATGGCAATATGCTGCCTGGTTTTAGAGACAACCCAAACAGAGACTACGAGGGCTTAGGCGAAATTGTACAGGGCAAGGTTGGCGGCTATCGTGTTGACGACCGCAGCAAGCTGCGTATTTACATGACTAAGACCGGCAGGCGCGGCATCGAGTATGAAGGAAATACCTACTACGAGATCTCTCCAGGCTCTGGAAGTTTTAGAAGTGTTGTCGGCAAAGGTGAGGGCGGCACACTTGAGTTAGCTGACCTTGGTGCAAACAAAGCGAACAGCGCAGCTGAAGCAGCTGCAGCAGAAGAGAGTTCTGGCGGCGGTTCAGGTTCTGGTTCTTCTGGCGGCAGTGGTACCGTTGATGAGTACGTCAAAGAATCTGAAACGAAGGTTGATGAAAGAGTTGTAGAGACTGAAGACATCGCCGCAGAGGCAAAAACTGAGATTGCAGAAAAAGCCACGACTTTTCCAGGCGCTCCTGATTGGGTTAAGACGCCAGAGGATTATGAAAACTGGCTGCGCTCTAAATCAGCTAAGGCAGGTTTTGCATCCACAGTAAAAACATCTCCAACCGGGTTAGGCCCAACCTTGATGACCGAAGGTGTTAAAGTGACTTCGCTCTCAGGCTAATGGCAGAGTACGGTAAAAAGGGCAAACGGCCCGATCCAGAAGCGATCATTCGACGCTGTAAGGATCTAAAGAATAAGCGTGAGAACTGGGACAACATATGGGACGAGGTCGCGACGTTTGTTCTGCCGACCCGTGCCGACTTTGTTACCAAGCGCGCCTACGGCGACAAACGCGACGAGGATATTTATGACTCGACCGCGATCACGTCTAACCAGACCCTAGCGTCCGGCCTGCACGGCGCCCTGACAGCGCCCAGTGGTCGCTGGTTTCATATCCGCTACCGTGATGAAGAGCTAAACAACGACGACGCTGCGATGGAGTGGCTTGAGGATTCGGTCGATCGAATCTACAAAGCCTTAGAAGAATCTAACTTTAATTCCGAAGTTAATGAGCTGTACTTAGACCTTTGCTGTTTCGGTACCGCAGCCATGCTGGTCGAGACCGATAAAGCCGACAATCAGGACTCGCTTAACTTCCGCACGGTTCATCTGTCCGAGATTGCGGTCGCCGAAAACGTCGACGGCAAGGTCGACACGATATATCGCACGCTGAAGTTCTCTGCTCGCCAGGCGAAACAGCTGTTCCCAAAAGAAGACCTGGGCGAATCAATCGAGCGTGCGCTTGAAGATAAGCCAGACAAAGAGTTTGAATTTATCCACGCCGTATATCCGCGTGACGGCGTTGTGGCGATGGACCTTGCGAAAGGTGTCGATCGCCCGTGGGCGTCTTGCTGGGTGCAGGTCAGGGATAAAAAACTTATTAAAGAAGACGGCTATTATGAGTGTCCGTGGATGGTGCCGCGCTGGTCGAAACTGTCCGGCGACGTCTATGGATTCTCGCCTGCCATGATGGCGCGAGCGGACATTCGCACTCTTAATGCTGCCAAGCTGTTTGAGATGCGTGCTTGGGAAAAGACAATTGACCCGCCGACACTTGCAGCCTACAACGGCATCATCGGTGACCTGCGTCTTGATCCTGGCGGTCTGACTTACGTCCGCGACATCAATGGTGTGCGTCCGATGCAGAACGGCACGCAGTGGCAGGTCAGCCAGATCAAGTCGAGCGAGTTGGTATCCAGCATCCGTCGCGCGTTCTTTAATGATCAGCTGCAGCTGCACGAAGGCCCGAACATGACCGCAACCGAGGTCCGGGCGCGCATGGAGCTGATGCAGCAGATCTTAGGCCCGGTGGTGGGTCGACTCCAAAGTGAATTTCTAAACCCGTTGATTCAGCGCGTGTTTATGCTGATGTTCCGCGCCGGTATGTTTCAGCAGCCGCCGCAATCACTCTTGGATGGCGGTAACAAGCTCGACGTCGAATACGTCTCGCCGTTGGCGCGAGCGCAGAAGATGGAAGAAGTGTTTGCCGTGGAACGCTGGATCGGTCAGCTGGCGCAGATGGCACAAATCAATCCGATCGTTATTGACGTCGTGGATTTTGAAAACATCGGTCGGATGATGGCGAAACGTCTTGGTGTGCCGGCAGAGGCCATCAAGTCGATGGAGCAGATGCAAGAACTAAAAATACAACGACAAAGAGAACAGCAAGCCCAGGAACAACAGATGGCGCAGATGATGGCTCTGCAACAAGCCCAAGGCGCCGCGCAGACGGCTCAGGGAATTGAGCAGGCCGGTCAGGAGAACGTCGCTGGTGTGATTGCTGGTCTACAGCAAGGATGATCAATCAAAAAGATTTTATAAATAAATGGCGCAAGATCATGGATTCGCCTGACGGCGAATTGGTGATGGCAGCGTTATTCGAGCAGTACATTTTGCGTACTTCTCACACCCCTGGAGATCCATACCAAACGGCTTTTAATGAAGGTCAGCGGGATGTGGTCAATTTTTTAATCAATCTAGTCCGCGAGGATAACTAGTTATGAGCGAAGAAGCCGCAGCAGCAACAATAATGACCGAAGCGCCAGCAGAGGCGCCTCAAGAAAACACAGCAGTTGGCAGCTGGCGAGAGTCACTGCCCGAAGCCATACGCGAGGCCGGCGCACTGCGCGACATTCCTGATGTCGCTACGTTAGCCAAGGCTTACACCGACGCGCAGTCGTATATAGGACGCAGCATCCGCATTCCTGGTGAGGATGCAGGCGAAGACGTCTGGAATGACTTTAACGCCAAGCTGATGAATGTGCCTGGCATGGGTCGGTTCCCTGGTGACGATGCGACGCCAGAAGAGTGGGACGCCTTTTATGCTCGCGCCGGTCGACCTGGTTCTGCAAATGACTACCGTATTGGTAACGAAGGGCGCGCCCTGGACGATGCCGAGCAAGCGCTGCTTGAGAAGCTGCATGAGCTGGGACTTAACAACAATCAGGCGAATGGCCTCGTGGATTGGATGAACTCCGGCGTCCAGGAAAACAACAACATCGCCGAGCGCTCTCAGGCCGAAGCATTGTCGCAGCTGAAGCAGGATTGGGGCCAGGCGTTTGACGTAAAGATTCAGGATGCCAGGGCCGCGCTTAATGTTTACGGCGGCGAAGAGCTGGCGCGTGAGCTGGAGGCTACCGGCCTTGGCAACAATGTCGCGCTAGTCAAAGCGTTTGCAGAGATCGGTCGCGGGTTTTCTGAAGATCCGGCTATGGCAGTTGGCGATCGAAGCCAGCTCGGTGTGACGCCTGCAGAAGCGCGTCACCAGATCGATGAGATCCTCTCTAATCCTGCGCATCCTTATAACGATGCCAACAATCCCGGCCATGACGCCGCGATTGAAAAAGTTTCAAAACTTTATCAGGCGGTTTACCGTTCTGATGATAAGGCCGAACCCGATATGTTTGAGCGGAGGCTTGGCCTCGGGTAGCGCGTAAGCGTCCGAACCTTATGACTAGGTAGGTCATCGCCGACGGGCGTTAAACGCAGATGAGTCCGTAAGGGTAGCTCCTCGAAAAAAGACGGCCGGCATTAGCCGGTTTTTTTTATTGCTTTTTAAGAGGATTACATCATGGCCTATTCAGGCGGTAATTGGTATGCACAACAGTATCAAGATGCTGTTATGCAACTTGCCCAGCAGCAGGGTAGTAAGCTGCGTCCGTTGGTCTTTTCTAAGACCGCAAACAGCGAGAAAGTAAACTTCGAGCGGCTTGGTGCAACGGCTGCCGTAGCAAAAACGACTCGCTACACCGCAACTCCAAACGTCGAGATGACTCACGATCGACGTGTTGCAACGCTGTCCGACTACCATTGGGCGACGATGCACGATTGGACGGACGACGTTCGCATGATCGTCGACCCGAAGGGTGCGTACACCAAATCCGGCGCGTGGGCGATGGGTCGTGCAATCGACGATCTCATCATCTCTGCCGCTACTGGTAGCGCGACCGACGGTGCGGGTTCGAGCGTTGCGTTCACGGGCGCTCAGACTGTTGCGGAAGCTGGTACGACCGGAATGAACTTGGCGAAGATTCTCGAAGCCAAGAAAATTCTGGACGAGAATGAGGTCGAGAACGAAGATCGATACTTCGTGCTTGGCTCGCAGGCTCTGCAAGACCTGCTCAATGTGACTGAGATTAAGAGTGCCGATTACAACTCCGTTAGACATTAGCGGCATAAAGCAGAAATGCTTTATTGAAAACTCTGTGAATTGCTGGGAACTCTCTTAGAGACAATCAGCAGCGAAGCCCCGCAAGGGGAACGTCCAACGACCATCCCGAAAGGGAGTAGGCCCAAGTGGGCCGAAGCGCAGAGCGCCCGAAAGGGTGATGAGATGGTCTGCTCTTACAGGCGACTGTAAGCAGCCGAAAGGCGGCTTGAGGGTTAGCGTCCTCAAGTGAACAAAAGGTAAGGCACTGGTAGAAGGTCAGATTGACTCCTACCTTGGTTTCAAGTTCGTTCGCAGCGAGCGTCTGGCAAAAAACACCAACATCCGTGATTGCATCGCGTTCCAGAAATCTGGTCTCGGGCTTGCCATCGGCAAAGACATGGTGACTAAGATCGATGAGCGTCCTGACCTGTCATATGGATGGCAGGTGTACATGGCTTGGTCGATGGCGGCCACCCGTGTCGAAGATGCGAAAGTTGTGAAGGTGCAGGCTTACGAAGCTCCGTAAGGCTAATACCTTCTCTCCTGGGGATTGGCCGGCCTTCGGGCCGGCCTTTTCTTTATGAATAGAAACTACAGAAAGGAATACGACGAGTACCACGCCACGCCAGAGCAAAAGAAACGACGAGCATCGCGAAACGCTGCGCGTCGAATGATGCAGGCAGCTGGCAAAGTGAGAAAGGGCGATGGGAAAGATGTTGATCACAAAGACCGTGATCCGCAAAACAACTCGCGCAGCAATCTGCGCGTTACCTCAAAGAAACAAAATAGAGGATGGCGTAAAGGGGCTTAATGGCTACCAGCAAACTATCTATTATTAACGACGCATTGACGTTGTTAGGCGCGAATCGCATCACGTCGCTGACTGACGGCAGCACAGAGTCAGCGGTTATGAACCAATTGTTCGATAGCGTACAAGACGCTGTCTTGCGTGCGTATCCTTGGAATAGTGCTACCTACAGACGGCAGCTTGCAGCGTCCACGGATACGCCAGTGTTTGGCTACAGCTACAAATACCAACTACCGACAGATCCATATTGTCTGCGTGTGTTGGAGATGAACGAAACCACGACGTTGGACGTTTGGCGGGTCGAGGGACGTTTCCTTCTTACGGATGCCGGCACCTGCAAAATTCGTTTTATTGGTCGCCCAGATTCGCTTGGCGAGATCGATAGCTTGTTAGCGCAAGCTTTAGCAGCTCGCCTGGCGGCTGACGCTGCCTACACCCTGGTGCAGTCGAACAACCTTTCTCAGCTTATGTATCAGCTTTACGCCAGCAAGCTGGCCGAGGCACAGGCGATCGACCAGATCGAATCCTCTAGGGATCATTTCAAATCGACACGGTTTGAAGAAGTCAGAAACAACGCGCTTGGCACGGGTATTCGATTCGGGAAGGCGTACTGGTAAATGGCGCGCACCCACGCCATTCAAACCGACTTTCTTACCGGTGAAATTTCTCCCATCCTGCACGGCAGGGTAGACGCGGAGAAATACGCGAATGCTGTCGAGACCTGTGAAAACTTCATTATCAATATGCACGGCGGCGTCGAGAGGCGTGGCGGTACGCATTTCGTTTCTGAAGTAAAAGACTCAACCAAAAAAGTTCGCTTGATTCGGTTTGAGTTTAACCGAGAGCAGGCATACATCCTTGAGTTTGGCGATCTGTATGTGCGGTTTTACACACAGAACGGACAGATTCAGTCTAGTGGTTCAGCCTACGAGATCGCATCGCCGTATACCGAGGCGCAGCTTGCCGAGCTGCAGGTCGCTCAGTCCGCTGACACGATGTATATCGTGCATCCCGACGTCGCACCGTACAAGCTTACGCGCATTTCCAACACCAACTGGACGCTAACCGCGCCGACATTTACAGCACCTAAATGGAACGTGACTGATAAATATCCGCGCGCTGTGTCTTTTCATCAGCAACGTCTTTGGTTTGGAGGAACTGCAGGCAACCCGCAAACGTTGTATGCCAGCAAGACCGATGACTTTGAAAACTTCACTGTCGGGTCATTGGCAGATGACGCTCTTGAATACGTCATTGTGTCCTACAAGCTGAACACGATTCAGTGGATGTCCTCAAGTGGTTCCCTCCTGGTCGGCACCAGTGGCGGCGAGTTTAAGGTGTCCAGCGGTAACGATGCACTGACGCCCACCAACGTCCAGGTTACGCGACAAACTTCTTATGGTGGCAAAAACATCCAGCCTCGTCACATCGGTTATCAGACCCTGTTTGTAACTGCTACCGGTACTGCGATTCGATCCTACGAGTACACCTGGGCGTCCGATAACTATGAGTCTGAGGATCTTTTGTTCCTAGGTGAGCATATCGGAAAAAAGATTGTTAAAGAGATGGCGTATCAGATGCACCCGGACAGCATTCTTTGGTGCGCACTTGATGACGGCACCCTGGCTGGCCTGACCTACGATAAGTCGCGCAGCGTCGCGGGATGGCATCGCCACACCACGGACGGCTTGTTCGAGTCTGTTTCGGTAATACCGCAAACGTCGGTCGACCAGGTATGGGTCGTTGTAAAACGAACAATTGGCGGCACCACAAAACGATATGTGGAGTACCTTGATCCTAACCTCCACGTTGATTCCGCGCTGACGTATAGCGGCGCTGCAATCAGCGGAATCACCAGCGGTGGCTTATCGCATCTTGAGGGTAAAGAGGTAAGCATCCTTGGTGATAATGCGGTTGTCCCGAACGATACCGTGTCGAGCGGCAACGTCTCCTTCGGTGGCTTCTCGGTGTCAGAAGCATCAATTGGCCTACCGTTTGTCAGTACCATCAAAACGCTGCGCGTAGAAGGCGGCAACCCGTCAGGCACGTCACAAGGCCGGCGTAAACGATGGAATGAAATTTACGTTCGCTTGTATGACTCTTTCTTTCCCAAGATCAACGGCATTCGGCCACCGGTCAGAACACCGGCAACCGGGATGGGTACCGCAGAGCCAAAAACAACAGGCGATGTGCGAATTCACAATGAGGGTTACGACCTGGACGGACAGATTACGATTACCCAGGACTTGCCTGGGCCAACGCATTTGCTTTCCATCTTTGGAACGCTGGGTGTAGGAGGCGGCTAAATGGATCCAGTAACCGCGTTTCTTGTAGGCGCCTCAATTGTCCAGGGACTTTCAGGCGCATCAGCTGGAAGAAAAGCAGCTAGGCGTGCTTTAGAGGTGGGTTCGTTAAACGCTTCTGACCTTCGCGAGGTGGCTGGAGCTAACGCATCTGAGATTGAGCGCATTGGCGCTTTGAATGCCGGAGCCATCCTTGGCGCCGCTGATGTCAACGCACGCAGCATTATCGATGTTGCCGAAGCAAACTCTCTGGCAATTCTTGATGCCACAATCGAAAACATTGATCTTGCAAAGACTGAAAATGTCGAGATGCTGCGTCGTCACATTAAGCAGGATCAGGCACTACAAGGCGAAATCAGAGCGCGTACCGGCGCCAGCGGCATTCGAGTCGACCAAGGTTCCCCGCTTGAAGTCTTAGCGGATTCTGCGATTGATGCCTACAACGAGCGCTACTACTTAGGCACGATCGGCGTTAAGCAGATTGATTCGATGGCGAATGAGGGTATTCGTCGGGCTGATCTCACCATGCTGGATGCTACGCAGCGCGCACAGACCATGATGCAGGTAGCCGGTATGCAAGCCTACGTTACTCAGGAAGAGGCTTCCGCTAACGCTCGAATTATGGTTCGTGACGCGGAAGCAAACGCGGCATCGATGGAGCGCGGCGCTGGTCTTATTGCTTCAAGTATGCGCGCCCAAGCGACTGCAACCCTTATTGGGTCTTTAGTCCAAGCTGGAGGCTACTACGCGCAATACGGTGGTGGCGGTGGCAGCACAACCGGTACAAGCCTTAGCTCGTTAAGCGGTTACGGAGGCTCGTCAACTGGCCTTAGCTCAGGATTTTAATTCGTATAACTATGCGCATACCAAAATTTCAATACACGACTAGTCCATCAACTAGCCGGGCGCAAGTAACTCCTGTTTTACGCTCTGCGCCCACAATGGTCACCCCGGTGCTACGCAATCCGCAAGCCTATATGCGCGATCCGCGAGCGGGTCAGCGTAATGTGCAGCTTGAAGCCCAGGCCGTATTAGATCAGGCAAAGCCTATGCAGGCGGCGTTCGATGGACTGCTAAAACTTGGAGAGGTATTTGCAAAGGCAGATCTTGATGAGCAGGTAGCAACTGCTACATTAAATTTTAAACATAAAGGCGACGCCTCGGTGTCTGCTCTCAAAGATATGCCTTTAGCTAAGACATATACTGAAGAAGATTTAATTACGGGAGCGGTAGTCACTAAATACGACCCAACGCACAGCAAATCCTTTGAGTCGTTTCAGGCCAGGTTAATGACCGATCGGCAAGCGATTGCCGATACATTGCCGTTCGCTGCTCGTTCTACTTTCTTGTCAGGTACAGCCTCGTACACAGCATCACTGCTGACAGAAGCTGCAGCGGTTAATCAAAAGCAACACATTGAGTACCTGAAGGGAAAAGCGTTGCTCGCTTTTAATGAGTTGGATTCTCTAGCAGATGTAGATGAATTCGCCAATCAAAGCTGGGTGCAAGCGGTTCTCAGCGGGCAAACGATTGCCGACCAAGTTAAGAAACGCAAAGAGTTATTGTCGGTCGATCACTATGGTAACCGGATCGTTAGCGTAGCCGATGAAGATCCCAGCGCTATTGATCAACTCAAAGAAATTAAGAAAGAGTTGAACGACGGTGTTATTCCTGACTTTGTGACGCAAGACGGTACTTTGGTTAGCGGGGTCGTTAGTGATTTTTGGTCGCAGCTTGAGTCAAAACAGAAAATTGATCTTATGGCAAAGATCGATTCAAAGATTGATGGCTTAAACAAGATGTACAAACAAAATCGCCAAGATTTTGTTGATGAGCTGTATGTCAGGATTACACGCGACGCAACTCAATTTAATGAAGATTCGTTTACAGAAATGCTAGAAGACAAACGAATCGACTCTGGACAATATAAAGACGCGGTAGCGCTTTGGCGAGAAGCTTCTTCCGACGGAGGCCCAAAAATATCTGACGCGGCTACGCTTCTTTCTTACGAAGACAATTTGTCTTCCGTAACCAGGACAGAAATCATCGGCGAAAGCGCTCTGACGATAGACGATCGTAGAGCCTTGCTGGAAAAGAAAAGAAAGTTAGAGCGCGACCTGCTCCAATGGGATTCTGCGAGCAACCCGGTAAGCAATAAAGGCAACTTAGCGGTCAAGATGCTTGCGGAGTTCTACGGTATTTCTCCAGAAGGATCTGTCAGTTTTATTAAGAGCGCAGAACAACTTAAAAAGGAAAAAGAGTATTTTAGGGTCCGTTATCAGGAAATGGAGGAAGCCATTACTAATAACCCCGACATACCGCCAGAGCAAAAACCTGCCGCCGCCTTAAAGTTTGTTCAAGACCATATCAACAGGATGTTGAGTTCTCAGTCTACGCCTGCAGCAGCGCAAGCAAAGTCGTCTTCGGATGCGGCACAAGCAGCGCAAATTATCGGGAAGGTTGATCCTGGCAACGCTGGAATGACGTTAGAAGAGTTTGTAGAGCTTCCAGAAAGTGCGACCAAAAAACGAACTATTGAGGAATTAAAGAAAGAAGGCATTGAGATTCCATCGCGAAAAACACCGGCTCCCGATGAGCCTGACGATGCTACTTTGATTGAAGAAAATTTATACGATCTGTGGACTTCGCCGTAGCTATAAGAATGTCAGATATAAATAAAGAAATACGTTCGCAAGCCCTCAACGCAGAGGCGCGCCGTGCTGACCGCGAGAAACATTTTGATTTAGTGTTTAAAGCGCATCAGAACAAAACTGAAAATTTTGTAGATGAGCAACTGGTCATAGATCCTGATTGGGTCCACTCTAGTAAGGTGTTGTTTGAGTGGAATGAGGGTAGGCCGTTTGAGGGTGATGATAGGTTAGCAGCGGAATACGGTTACAACGAGCTGGCAAGGTTTAATAACAAATATTTCAACTCTTCTGAACCCTGGTCTGAAACTGACTCTCGTGAACTGCTAGATCATATGATGCGTTTAAAAAACGCCGGTGATCATCAAAAGGTCGCATTTTCTTATTTGCATGAAGTCTTTGACCAGAAAGACCCGGCTGTTTCTGGATTCCACAATATTTCAAAGCAGGTCGCTGCCAGCCCATCGGATATTTTGACGTCAGCAAGTTTGGTTGACCGATACAGCGGCAGGCAGTCTGCAAAGAACAGCGCCAAATATGTATCTCGGCGTCTTGCTAGAGATGTCATGGCAACCCGCATGGGTGAATTCTTACCGCAAGACGAGATACTTTTTGATGAATCAGATGCAGCGTTGCTTGACGACATTGAAACGCTTTATCCAACCGGCGGGGAAAGACAGCTTTCCGGCAATTGGCGCGAGGACTTTGGATTCCTTGGTAGTGCAGCGTCTGTCGCTCTTGGTTTAGCTAAGGGTATCTACGAAGGTGTGCCGGCTGGTATTCAAGGAATATTGGACTTAGGCGCCGACCTAGATTCTAAGATGCCTCTAGGAAAAGTTGTGTGGGGCCGTGGAAATGGGATTGAGTGGGTATCTCCTGACGACCCGAATTATCAAAACGCTCCGTCAATCACAATTGCTGGGGCTGATGCATTCACCGCCGATGAGGTTGATCCAAACATCCCTAACGGAGAAATCATCGCTAAAGAACTGGCAAAAGGTTTAACGCAATTTATAACAGTGTTTAGCCTCGGGGGTGGCCTCGCTGGACAAATGGCACGAGGTCTGGCTGCTGGGGCGCTTGCCGATGCGACATTCGACCCTCAAGCCGGGAATCTTTCTACCGTTTTAAAAGAATTCGGTGTTGAGAATGAACTGGTTAATTTCCTAGACAGTCAGGTTGGAGAGGACGCAACTCCTGAAGAAAGGCTTGTAGCCCGAACTAAGCAGGCTTTCGAGGGCTTAGGACTTAGCGCCTTAATTGAACCATTCATCATAGCTGTAAAAAGAGCAAAAGATATGGGCGCTGGGCCAGCAGTGAAGTCAATGCTGCAAGATGCCGGCGATGCTTGGATGTCTTTGGTTCCTGCCCCTGGTCAGCTAAACATGGGTATTGGTACTACTGGCGGCGCGACCGGGAAACGTGTCGGCACTACTGGTCAGTATGTCGGCGCACCGGCCGGGATAACTACTCCACAAAGCCTTGCAGGTCTAACGCGCAGAGTTACAGAGTTAGTAAAAGAAGGTGAGGCGGGTCGTTATTGGTACGAGCGCAGCGGTGAATCAATCATGCGCGCTGTAAATAACGATCCGGTTGAAGCTGAAAAGATTGCTCAATTGATTGGAATATTTAGCTCTAATACGCCGGTTGAAAACAATATGCAGTTTGCGCTGCAAGCATATTTTCAACACAAGGCGGGAATGCCAATTCGGTCTGGGATGTTCCCAACAGCGATGAGTAAAAAAGCTGAAGCTGTTCTTAATGGCACGCCTTGGGAAGGAAGAAAAACAAATAACTTTTATAACAATCTTATGAGAGTTATTGATCCGTCCCGTGACCAGGGCGTAACCGTCGATGTATGGATGATGCGTGCGTTTGGGTATGACAAAGATTCACCCACAGAGGCACAGTACGATTTTGTCGAGAAAAAGGTTAATGAAATCACTGCTCGGTTTAATGAGAACCTAGCGCCCGGCGATCAACCTTGGGAGCCTCAACAAACGCAAGCAGCCATTTGGGTGGCAGCTAAGGCTAAAGAGCCTGTTAAGGGCAAGCCAGAAGGCATCGGTATAGAAGCGGCCAAGTTTGATTACGCAGATGCAATGGATGCAATGCGTCTCCAAGTTAGCTGGGAGAGCATACCTGGGAGAACGGCGACCCATCTGCCAGAGATGTTTGACGCTCCGTATGCGCAGCAGGTTGAATACCATGTAGCAATCTCTAAAGCATTCCTTGACGATGATGGCGCCGACATTGTCGCCAAGCGTCTTGGAATACTCTCCCCTGGAGATTTTGAGGCACCAGGCTATTTTGAAGGTAAGGTCAGTCCTGGATCTCAAACCGAGGTTATAGCGCCGCGTCAGTATAAGGGGCCAACCTATGGAAAAATTGATGCCTCTATAGAAGATTTGATTAATCGATACGCCGCTGTTCGCGGGGTATTAATGAAGCAGGACGGAGTCGCCTGGCATCGGCCGTTCTGGAAGTCCACCAAGAAAGACCAAGACGGCGCCGAAATCAACATTGGCAGACCATTTACTGAAGAAGAGGTTGCCGAGCTGGCGCAACGTGTTGCCGAAAAAGTGGGGCATACCGAGTTCAACCCAATAAGCACCAGAGGCGGGGTCAGATTGATAAATTTTGAGTATATGCAGCCTGGTCAAAATCCCGACGGTTTGGGTAATCTTGATTTTCAAAAAGTGGTAATGGAAGTGATGACTGAGGTAGAATGGGAAGTCGAGTTTGTTATAGACCGATTTGCTACTCAGTCAAATTATTTAGCTAACAACTGGTCAGAGGCACCTAATGGCGAAGGGTATATCCAGAACAGCTCCAAAGGACAGTCCGATATTCTCGGGCAACTTCGTAATATCATCTCGGAACTCCAACCGAGGATCGACGATGTCGACAGAGACTTCGCCGAGCGATATGGCTGGACAATCAATGACGCAATCAACACCGACTTCGGGAGCGTCGAATAATGGCAATTCAAAGCCCACTGGATCTAAATCAGACTGATCAGATCCCCGCTCCAGATGACCCACTAGCGGTCACGCAACCAACCCAAGAAGCCCCGGTCGATGCCGGGGCTTCTGCTTTTCAGGCGCCAGAAATTTCACAGCCGCCTGCTTCTCCTTTTATAGAAGAAGACAAATACCTTATGGCAATGGGTCCAGGTCTTGCGCGTGCTTTAAGAAGCTTCAAGATGAAGCGACAGGCCGTACCGGAAGAGCCGTCGATTCGGATTATTGAGAAAGCCTTAAAACCAAATATTGATATTAACAATACGCCGTGGATTGAAGATCCCCGATTGTTGAGCGAGCAAGAGGCTGGTGAACTGGCAAAGCGAAGAGCGCAAGAGCTAATCGATTCCGACCTTTCGGATTTCGACACCACGCAAACGCATCAGCTCAACATGAGGGCGATAAACACAGAAGAGCAGGTAAAAGCTGTTCAGGCGCAGCTGTCCGAGGCGTACCAAAAAGAAATTGATGCCGCACGCGGCGGCGTTGTTGAAGATGACGTACTGAGATCGTTTGCTAAGGATTTGGAAACAGATCCAGAGTTTATTGCTAAGTTCTTTTCTAAAGGCATGGTTAAAGGCGCGAGTGTTTCAGCACAAGCCTTGGCCTCTAAAAGAATCATGGAAGCTTCTGCGACTCGACTTAAGCAGTTAGCGGCACAGATCGTCGACGGTAGTGATTCAACCCAGGTCAAAGCTGAACTCTTGTATCAATGGGACTTCCATCGCCAGTGGACCGCGCAGTTCATGGGACTGCGAGCGGAGCTTGGTCGAGGTATGCGCGCGTTGCGTGGCGATGTGAGCGCATTAAATGTCGTGAGTCCGACCCAGGCTCAAAAAGATCGTATGCAGGAGTTAGTGAAAACTTGGGGCAACGCTGTTGATGTGAACCAACTTGCAGATCAAATACACAGCAGTAAAACGCTGCTTGGTGTTAATAAGATTGTTAAGGCTTCTGAATCAAAAATGAGTCGCTGGGGCGGGGCTATATCAGAAGCATTTATTGGCTCTTTACTATTTGGCATCAAAACAGCGATTGCCAATACCGTTGGGGGAGTACTAATGACCACTAAAGGGCCGTTCGAAGTAGCCCTGGCAGCACGGCACGGTAGAAACCTCCCAAGTGAAGCGGACCGCGTTTTTATCGGAGAAGCGCAAGCAATGTTGTTTGGGATGTTTAGTTCCTTTACGGATGCGCTTGGAGCGGGTTGGCATACGTTAAAAACTGGCGAGCAGTACGGTGGCGTCGGAAAATTTGAAATGAGCCAAGGCAGGGCGCTTACTGCCGAAGCGCTTAACGTAAGCGGATTAACCGGCGATGTAGTTAACGTGATAGGTAGTATCGCGCGCATTCCAATGGAACGAGTTCTCGGTCCTATGGATGCGTTTATTAAACGCTTAAACGAAGGCGGTGCTTACAACCAGTTAGCTTTTCGCGAGGCTATGAAAGCTCAAATGCTTGAAGGCCTTACTGACGAAGAAACTTTAAAGCGTCTTAACAGCATACTCGATGATCCAGAAGCATTTCGACCAGGAATGTTAGATGAAGTCGTTGATTACGGTTTGTACACCACTTTTCAACGACCTCTTGGTCCTGACGGTCGAAAGATTCAGGACGTTGTAAATAGCTGGGCGTTGCTGAAGATCATTGCGCCTTTTGTGCGGACACCGGTAAACATTCTTAAGGTCGCCTTTGCCGAAGGTACGCCATTAGCAATGTTTCAAAAAGACTTCCGTTATCGAACCATGCCAGACCCTAATACTGGCGCGCCGGCAAATATTGCGAAAGCTCAGATGGCTAGGGCAAGAATGGAAGTAGGGACTGCTATCGCCAGCTTGTTTGGAATGTATGTGGTTGCTGGGAAAATTACTGGCAGTGGGCCTAGAGATCCTGAAGCAAGAAAGCTTTTGCAGGATACCGGTTGGCGTCCTCGTTCGTTTGTTGTGACTAACGATGACGGCTCAAAAAAATACATTCCTTACGATCGTTATGAGCCGTTCTCCTTAACGCTTGGATTGATTGCTGATGCTTTTGAAGTGTTTCAAATGCATCAATATGATGATCTCGATGCAAGCACAGAGGATCGAATGCATAAGCTTGCGACAGCTATTGCTGTCTCTGTGGCTGAAAACACCGTTAACAAGACTTATATGCGAGGCGTCTTCGATGCGGTGAAGGCAGCTAATGATCCAGAGGCGTACATGGTCGATTGGGCGACAGGGGTAGCGCAAGCACTTGTTCCGGCCCAAGGGTTACGTCGAGATCTGCGAAAGGTTGATGATCCTTACCGCCGACAGGCCGAAGGTTTTCTAGAGGATTTAAAAAATAACACGCCGTTTTACTCAACCGAATTACCGCCACAGATTGATATGTTTGGCAATCCAAAAAAGTATGAGAACCCGCTGAACCCCTATGCGTTCATGGATGTCCCGACGGACTACGTTGATGAAGAGCTGCGACGTATCTTAAGTAAAACAAACAAGGCAGCTGTTAAGTACCCAGAGAAAAAACTTTACGGTTCAATTGATTTAACTTCGCAGCAGTACTACGAGTACTTATTGACGTCTCGCAAGCTCTTAAAAATGAATGCTGCGTCGACTATGTTTGCACCTGGTGACGTTGCTGAGGGGCAGACCTATTCATTTAAAGAATTTCTTTCTGAAGTTTTGATGAAGTCTGATGGATACCTAAACGCCACTGATTTTGAACGGTTTAATCAAATACGCACCATTCAAAAACAGTTTGATGAAGCTGCACAAGAAATACTTATCAGCCAACACCCAGATCTAAAAGAGGCTAGGGACAAGTTTAGGGTTATTAACCCAATGATAAGACGTGGCGGTGCTGCTGGAGTAGAAGAGGCCAAACGTCAGATACAGGCCGGAAGGCTGCAACCAGGTGCGTTAACTAAAGAAGCGATCAACTCGGTAAATTTTGGAAACTAAAAAATGACAGTAGCAACGACAACAAGCAAGGTCAGTTATACCGGAGACGGTACTAATGACACGTTCGCGTACACCTTCAAGATTTACGCTGATGCAGATCTTGTGGTGTACGTTGGCGGTGTTTTAAAAACTCTTACCACTCACTACACGGTAACAAATGCCGGCGTCGCATCTGGCGGTAACGTAGTTTTCACGACCGGCAACATTCCTGCCGCAAGCGAGAAAGTCGTTATAGCGCGCAGCCTGGCGCGTACCCAATCAAACGATTGGAACGATTACGACCGGTTCCCGGCTGAGACGCTGGAAGATAGCGTCGACCGTCTCACGTTCATCTCTCAGGAGCAGGACGAAGAGGCGGCGCGGTCGATCAAGTTTGCTTTGACGGTGACGGATGTTGGTAACGTCGAGGTAACCGGTACCGCAGCTGAACGAGCCAACAAGGTGTTTGGCTTCGACAACGCCGGCAACCTAATCACAACGGTTGAGATCGGAAACTACGAAGGCAACTGGGCGACCGGCAGGGCATACGTCGCGCGGGACATTGTCAAAGACACCTCGAACAACAACATCTATATATGTATAACGTCGCACACCTCCAGCGGTGCGCAGCCGCTCTCAACCAACGCTGACTCAGCTAAGTGGGCGCTTTTGGTTGATGCGGCGTCTGCTACGTCGGACGCAGCCGCAGCTGCTGCCTCGGCCGCTGCAGCTGCCACCAGCGAAAGCAACGCGGCCACAAGCGAGACCAATGCTGGAACCAGCGCAACAGCTGCAGCCGCTTCAGCGACAGCTGCCGCGACTTCTGAAACCAACGCTGGCACGTCAGAAACAAACGCAGCTACAAGCGCGACTGCTGCGGCAAGCAGTGCCAGTGCGGCTGCGACAAGCGAGACAAACGCTGCGACCAGTGCCAGCAATGCTTCTACGAGCGAAACAAACGCGGCAGCGTCTCAGGCTGCAGCTGCGACTAGCGCAACCAACGCAGCAACGTCTGAAACAAACGCAGGGACGTCAGCGACCAGTGCATCGACCAGCGCCACGAACGCAGCGACCTCCGAGTCCAACGCTTCAACGTCAGCCACTAACGCAGCCTCAAGCGCGGCAGCATCGGCGTCATCAGCAACGGCAGCACAGGCTGCACAGGCAGCAGCGGAAGCCGCAGCCGATAACTTCGATGACACCTACCTGGGCGCCAAAGCATCCGATCCCACCGTGGACAACGACGGTGATGCGCTCACTGCAGGCGACCTTTATTTTTCGACAACGACCAACCGAATGCGCGTATACGACGGCAGCAGTTGGTCCGACGTTGCCGTTGATGCGTCAACGATCGTCAGCAAGACCTCAACCACGGGTTCTGCGGAGCTGCCCACTGGCACAACGGCGCAGCGCGATGGTTCACCGTCCGCAGGCTATATGCGCTTCAACACCACCGACGGATCGTTCGAGGGTTACAACGGAACGGCGTGGGGTGCGATTGGCGGTGGCGCTACCGGCGGCAATGGCGAGGAAGCGTTCATC